GCGTTGCCTATTGCTTGGCGGTCGCGATCTGGTCTGGCCAAACCTATCTTGACGCCGGTCTCGGCGGGCGCGCTTTGTTGTGCGTCGGCGCGCAGGCCGCCGCGGTCGGCTTTGCCGTGCTGGCGCGCCGGGCCTTCGCGGCGCAAGCCTCGGTGTGGGGCCTAGCGCTCTTGGTCCCGGCAGGCGCGTGCGCCGCGTTTGCGGCGATCGGCATCCAGCACGCCTGGAACGCGGCCGGCGACACGCCGCTTGGCTATCTGGCCGCGCTGCTGATCGCCGCGCTTGAGCCGTGCCTGTTTGTGTCGGCCGAACTGGTGGAGGAGCTGCGCGCCGGCCAGGCCAAGCGGCGGGCCGAGGAAGCCGCCGATGACGCCGCGCGCGAGGCCGAACGCCTTGCCGCACGCGAACACCAGCGCACGCTCGAACGCATGAAGGCCGGGGCCGGGGCCGAGGTCGCGCTGCCGCTAAAGGCCGCCGGGCCCGCCACCCGCAGCCGACCGCGGCTAGTGCAAACGGCCGCGGCTGTGGCCGGGGTGGCCATCACGGGCCAAGCCGGCCTGATTGAGCCGCCCGCTGTGACCGAGGTTGCAAATGACGCGGCCGCTCGTGACGCTGCGGCGCTGGCGCTGATCGCTCAGGGCGTAACCACGCGCAACGGGCTTGCCCGTCAGGCTGGCATCAGCAAACATCGCGCAGCGCAGCTTTTGGATATGCACGTCCAGGGCTGGCGCCGCGCCGCGTAGGGGAGCCTGGGGGACGCTGGGGGTCGTTTAAGACTTGGCTGGCGCTGCAGCCTCGCGCGCAATCCGCTCGATCAAACGCTCGATTAAGGCTGCCAGCATCGCGTCCTTGCCGGGGCGGATCACGTCGCGCGCCGAGCGCCATCCGGCCTTGCCGAGAAAGCCGGCGGCGTCGGCCTCGATCTCTGGGGTCGCCGGCGTATAGACGCGGCGCATATATCCCGCGCTGACGCCGGAAGCGCCCAAAAAGCCAAGGATGGTGGCGATGGACTCGCCAATCTGGGTCGCCGCCGCGTGGCCGAGTTGCGGGGCAACCTTGAGGATCGCGAAAGCGACGATCATCACGATCAGCGAGCGCAGCGTTAAAGAGGTGGGCAGCATTGACAGCATGAGGGCTCCGTCAGGGCGCGGCGGGCGCCGGGTTGAGTTGTTCCTTTGTTAGCGGGTCTTGGGCAGCGAGCACGATTGACAGAACGACGCCCGCTGGCAGGCCCATCGCCTCGGCCTGGGCCTGCTCACCGAACCGGGCGCGCAACAGCGCCGCCGCCACTAGGCGCGCCCGGGCGGCGTCGGGCCAGCCATTGGCGTCAATGCAGGATGCTGCCTTGATGGCGGTCTCAAGGACCGTGTCGCGCAGCGGCGAGGCGGTCAGGGCGCCGCCCTTGTGAGCGGAGTAAGCCGCCTCGTAGGTGTCGGTCAGGACGTCGATAAAGTGCGTGCTCTGCATAAGCTGATTGTCTTGGCGCGCGCCGGCGCGCTGATAGAGGTCAATAAAGCGCCTGAGTCTCGGCATGGTGGCGCGCCGCGATCACCGCGCGGCGGGCGAAGGTCAGGCGCGCCTGTTCCAGTCGCGTCGCGATCGGCTCAAGGCTTTCACTCTCCACCCGCAGTTCGTGGCGGAGGGGTGCGCCATTGGCGTCGCGCAGCACCGCGTGATCCTCGCCGATCAGAAGCGCTTTGCCCGCGGCGTCACACACGCTGGCGGTAAAGTCCCATTGCAGGGCGCCGAACGGCAGCGCCCGTTGGACGGTGTAAATTTTGACATAGATGTTTGCGTCCGGCGCCTTGTAGATGCGCCGATGCGGCCGCGCCACGTCATAGAGGTGCGTTTGCTCGATCATGGCTCCCAGTCTCCGTGATAGCCGCCGCCGCCGCCCGGCGGTGGGGGCGGCGGTGGGGAATAACCGCCGCCGGCGGTCTGCGTGCGTTGCCCGCCGATATAGAGGAATTGGCTTTGCGAGTTGAACCGATCGCGGCTGGTGGTGGACCCCATGATGCTGGCCACGTAGCTTGCGTATACAACGTCGCGGAAAACGTCATAGCGTGTATCTGCCGCAAGCCCGGTAATCGACGCACCCGGCATTGATGTTGACACGCCGCCGCGTTGGTCGGTGTGAGCTGTTACGTTTATTTGCGTGCTGCTTGAGGCGGCAAGCACGAACTCCACGTCGCGATGGGCGGCGCTGCCGATCGGGGCGTTAGCCATATAGCCGCGCCCGTCGATCAGGCGCCCGCTATCGTTGATGTATTGCAGCCGCGCCGTTGGAATGGCGCTGGTCGCCCAGGCTGACTGATTCAATACCGCGGCGGCGGTATTGGACCCTGTAATGTCGGCGCCAGGTTGAGCATCAAACCCAGGCGACCAGTCCGATATAACCGTTTGATCGGCCCGCGCGCGCGCGAGAAATGGGGCAGTTAAAAACAGATACGGGTTGCCCGTGTTGTTGGCCGTGTAGCCGTAGATCGCGAGTGACACCGCGGCCGCCCCCGTCAGCGCTGTGTGAAATCCTCCGACCCGCGTAAAGCTCGCCAGGCTGCCCACGCCGCCTGAAAAAGACGTTGCATTGACGGCAGTGGACGCGAAAAACACGCCGGCAGCGTTCCACCAGAATGCCATCACATCAATGCTGTTGAGCCAGCCGCCCGACACATAACAGCTCGCCTCTATGCGATCGCCAGGACTGACCGACAGGCGCTGGAGGCCCACGCCGTAGATGCCAAGGATTGAATTATTGGGCGCGCCGCCAAATATCTGCGTGGCGTAATAACGCACGCCGGACGCGTGCTGCGTCACGCTGATGGAAGGCGATGCGCCAGACGTATTTACTTTAGTCCAAAGGGCTGAATCCGCGTGGCGCGTCCAGCCATGGTCGATGACCGCGTTTGAGCCAAACGCCACCAGCGCGTTGTTGATCCCCTCCGATCCGCTCAGCGCCGCCAGGTTCGAGGGCTTGCCGGAGACCTGCGTGGACCAAGCGGCGCTGCTGGCGGTCGCAAGGGCGCCTTGGCTCGCGATCGCCGCCGCCGTGTTGAACGGGGTCTGGTCGGCGATTACATCCGTCCAGGTCGTGCCGTTCCAGCGAAAAGTGCGCCGCCCGGCATCGTCGGTGTCGTGCCACAGATCGCCCACGGCCGCGGGCGTCGGCGCATACGTTTGGAACCAGGTTCTGACCCGCGCCTCGGCGGTTATTTGGGCGCCCGCCGCCGCGCTGATCGCCGTGCCGATCGCGCTGTCTTGGGCGTTTACCCACGCGCCGGAGCGGAACTGATAGATCCGGTTGCCATCGTCGGTGTCGAACCACAGATCGCCCTCGCTGGCGCCGGTCGGCGCGCTCGCCTGCCAATAGGAATCGATCTTGCCGTCCGCCGTGGCTTCCGCAGCCGCCGCCGCGGCCAGCGCGTCGGCGATGAAGTTGGCCGCAGCCCCGCCCGTGCGATCGCGCAAAGCCAGTAAAGCGAGTAGGAACTGGCGATCGGCGAAGATGTCCTCGCCAGCCTGCGTTCGTCCGATCGGCCGGTTGAAAAGAAAGTCAATCGCGTCTGCCATCAGGAGGCGGCCTCGTTGACCAGGAGATTAAAGACGGTGGCCCGGAACGCGCCGTCAATCGTCACCTTGGCGAGCGCGCCAGGCCGGCGCACGCTGCCCCAGCCGAAGCTTAGCGGCGCGCGCGCGCCCGGCTTGTCGAGGCTCACCGTCCGGGCCGCGCGAAAGGTTGCGCCATCGTCCACGCTTAAAGCGACGCTCGCGGTCGGCGTCCCGGCCGCGCCGGCAGTGGCCGCATCAATTACCAGCGTCGAGATGGGCGTCGGGCGCTCCACCGGCAGATAGCAGGTTGCAACGCGCGACAAGGTCGCGCCGGCGTCCGTATAGGTCAAGGCGCTCAGCTCAAAGATCTTGCCGTCCGCGATTGATGACCCCACCAGGATCTTGCCATGGGCGTCGGCGCAGCACCCGCCCAGCCAGTTGGAATCACTGCCCTTGCGGCGGCGCAGCCACACGCCACTTTCGATGTGCAGCCAATAGGTGCCGGCCCCCGGCAGATCGAGCTGATAGAAGCTCGCCCCCGCGATCCGAAACACCATGCCGCGCACGGCCGCGAGGTTTGCGGCCGACAACCCGCGCAGCAGCGCCTCAATGCCCTGATCGCTCACCCGCGACCCCTCCGGCTCCAACTTCACCACGAACGGGGTGTCGTCGTCGGCGTTCACCGCCACGAAGAACAGCGCCGGGCCAAGCTGAGCTACGCTATACTTGGCCGGGCAGCCGAATGGCTCCACCGCCCCGCCGACGCGGGCGAAGGGCGCGGTCGAAGAGCCGGTCGGGCCCCAGATCTCGGTGGTGCGCTCCCCGATCAGGTAAAGCTGGCGCTGATAGACGACCGGGCGCACCAGCCGGTCGCCATAGCCTTCCGCGGTGGCAAAGCTCAGCGCCGCGATCGTGCCGGGCGCGAACACGTCGGACCAGACGAACGTGTCGCTGGCCTCGCGCGCCGCGATCAGGCGCCCGTCCATGGCCGCGATCGCGCCAATCGTGCCAAGGTCGGGATCGGTCACCTGCGTCGGCGCGCCCCCGGTCGTGTGCCAGACCTTGCCGTCCGCACAGATCAGCAGCGTGTCTCGAATCATCGCGAACTGAACCGGATCGGCGCCGGTGATCGTGCCGATCGTGGCGACTGTCTTGTCAGCGGCGATGGACAACAGGCTCGTTCCGGCGACGACATAGAAGAGGCCGCCGGCCGCGCCCGGGAAGCGGAACAGGCCCCGGATCACGGACGACCCAGTGTCGGTCCATTCCAGCGCGCCCGGAACCTGCACTAAAGCCGGCCCCTGGCGCGCCAAGCCCTGGATGTCCTGGCCCTCCAAAGCGGGATAGAGGTTTTGGAGCTCAAACCCCGGCAGCGCCTCGGCCGCACGGTTCAGGCCCTGGCGCACAAACGGGATCTTCATGTCAGGCCTGCGTGGTCGGGATGGCCTGATAGCGGAAGTTCTGCGCCAGCCCCGGGTTTTTTCGGAAGTAGCGCCCGATCATCCGCTTTTCCTCGCTCGCGGCCGTCAGCAGCGTCTGGATTTTGGGCGCGATGCCAAGCACGTTGGACACCTCCACTGCCAGCATCGCCGCCAGGCCCCGGTGCCATTCGTCGGGCCAGGGGACCATGTCGCTCGTTGCAGCCACAAGCGGGTAGACCCAGTCGCTGAGGTCGGCGCGATATAAGTATTCCGCCGTCGCGCCGGCCGCCACAGTGGCGCTCGCCGTCCCGCCGGCGATCTTGCGTCCGTTCGGGGCGATCGTCAGGGTCTGGCCTGCGGCCACATAGGCCACCACAATGCGCCAGCCATCGCGCGGCGCGGCTGGCAGCGTCACGGTGCAGGTCGTGGTGCAGCTCAGGCGCACATTGCCTGCCGCCAGCGCAGTCGCCGCGGCCACGCTTTGCTCAAACATCACCTCCGCCGTGCCGGTCACATGGCCCGGAAAGCTGTTGAGCAGGTCGCGCGCGATCGGCCACATCACCGTGTTGACCGTGTCGGAGTCCAGGCTCTGATTGGCCTGTAACTCACCGATCTGGCGGGCGGCCTGGTCCAGGAGTTGGGCGACAGTTTGAGGCATATAAAACTCCACAAGCGCCGCTCAGTGTCGCGGCGCGGCGGCTGGATCGGATTGTCACTCGCCGCCCTCAGGCACGACGATCGCGCTGGTCGCCCCGTCGCTGCCAGCGCTTGCGCCGCGCGCGCGGCGGCGCTCATCCAGCACGCGCAGATCGGCGATCAGCTCGCGAATTTCCCGCTCCGCAACCTGATCGCCATCATCAATCGCGCGCAGCAGCAGCCGCCCCAGCGCATCATTGCGGGCCTCCAGGCCGGGGCCAAGCAGATCGTCCAAGGTCTTGCGGCCGAAGCGCTTGGCCGTGCCGCGCACATCGGTGATGGCGCTCCACAGGCCATCCTGGTCGGCCAGTTGGGCGGCCTTTTTGACCGTATCGGACCCGCCCAGCCAAGCTTGGCTGTTGCGCACCATCCGGTTGGCCTCATTGGCCCGCGCGAGGAAACGCTCGGCCTGAGCCGCATCGTCGAAGATCACCCGCAGCGTGTTTTGAAGCTCGCGCGCATTGATGGCGTTCGCCACATTGGACGAGCCCACTTCGCGCCCGCGGCTATCAATCCGGCGCCCAATCTCGTCGGCCGCCGCGATCCGGAAGTGCTCGCGCTCAAACCGCGTCATCGTCTCCAGCTGCGCGGCCACTTCCTCGGGCCGGCGGGAGAAGGCCTTGCGGCCCGCGTCCAGCGCCTCTTCGGCGTCTTTCAAACTGCCCCATTTCTCCCGCGCTTGGCGATAGCCGGGGATGATCGGGGCAATGCCTTGGGCCTCGTCGCCCTCGATCGCGCGCAGGAAGTCGCCCTTCAGGCGGCGCAGGGCCGTGCGCATGCCAGCCCCAATCCCTTCGGCCTGGCCAGCCTCGATCGCGTCATCCAGCGCCATCTTGAGGTAATGCAGGCGCTGCGCGCCGGTCAGCGCGGCCGGGTCCAGCCCGTCAATGCGCGCCAGCTCATCCACGCTGTCTTCTGCCCGCTTGCGGATGCGTTCCGGGAAGCGCGCCAGGATCGGCTCCAGCCGGGCCATCTGCTCTTGGCTCACCTGCTGGGTGAGGACCGGGGCATAGCCGGTCTTGCTGACTTCCCGATACTCCGCCTCCAGGTCGGCGCGCGCCTGGGTCGGGCTCTTGGTCACGCCCATCGTCTCGCGCAGCTCTGCGTTCAGCCGCTCGGGCAGCGCGTGCGCGCGCTCTTCGGCCACGTCGCGCGCGCGCTGGCCGGTTTGGCCCGGTGTTTGAGCAAGCGCGGACAGCTTCGCATTGCCTTGGTCGCCCAATTCGTCGGCCAGAACCCGCCCCTGCGGGTCAGCCTTGGCCCTTGCGATCCTAGCTTCAAGCTCGTCCACCTCCAGGCGTTGGCGTCCAATGATCTTGTCCACGTCCCGCGCCGCCAGGGACGGCTCGCGGGAGGGCGGTCGCGGCGGCGTCGGCCCGTCCATCGGCGGGCCCACTACGCTGTAAAGCCGCCCGGCCTGCGGCCCGGATGGCAACCTGTCCCAGGTATTGCGTTTGACCGCGCGCGCCACCTTGCCCACGGCCGGCGAGACAAGGTTCGAGTAGATCGGCCCGAAAACCGCCCCTTGGCCCGCGCCGAACGCAGCCGATTCTAGCGCCTTTTGCGCCCGCGCCCGCGCGTCGCCATCGCCGGAACCAAGCCCGTAAACGCCGCCGAAGGCCGCGCCTGCCAGGCCCCCGTGCAAAGCCTGGGCGCCAACAGCCCGCGCGCCGCGCCCGCCGCCAGCTTTGGCCAGCCGCGCGCCGGTGCGGGTGATGGCGGGGGCCACTTTGCCAACTACCTTCATGGCGCCGCCAAACGGCACGGCCGCACCCACCACGCCGCCAATTATGCTGGCGGCAGTGTCTTGGCGGGCTTCCTCCAGGCGCGCGCGCGCCACCGCCACCCGGTCCCGATAGGCATCGCCGGCCTTGCGCCCGCGCGCGGCCGCGATTAGCGCGGCCGCGCCGGCTTCGATCTCATCGCCAAACCCAAGGCTGGCGCTGTCCAAAGCCGCCACGGCCGCATTGTCCAAAAACCGCCGCGACGCGCTGCGCGGCCGATTCGGCGGGGCGATCTGGACGCCCGGCGCAAAGTCGTTCCAGGGCCCGTCGCTTCCGTAATCCTCCCAGGGCCCGTCGCTTCCGTAATCCTCCCAGGGTCCGCTCACTACATCTCTCCGTAAATGTCACGCGGCGCGCGGGGGAAAGCCGGCGGGTTGGAGGCCCGCCTCCAGTTGTTCGGGTCCTGCCGATTGCTGTCCGGGCCGCCCTTATAGATCCAGCGCACGCCGTCTCGGACATGAACGGAGCCCTTCGGGGGCGGCGGCACCGATGACTCCTGCGCCGGCGCTGCGGGCTCGGCCGCCCCCTCGCGCAGATGGCTGGGAAGCACAATGCCCGCCTCGTTCGGCGAAATGCCTTGCCCCTCGGCGAAGGCGGCATGGTCTTCGTACACCTCTTTTAAGCGTTTATCGATCTGGCTCGATCGGCGGGTGATGATGTCGGCCAGGGCGTGACGCTGCCGGGTCGACAATTGCTGATTGCCCGTGATAAAGCCGCTGAGATTGTTGATCGCGCCATCCAGACCATG